GATGGTGTTCCGATTGTTAATACTGTGTGGATTAGCGGGGAAACTGCCTATCCTACCGATTGGGTAGTTCCTTTTCTTAGTGAGCTCGACTCTGTAACTATCGGCGTATTGATGGATCAAGAAAGCGGCTATGACGATCAATATGATACGTTAATGGATGCTGTGCAAGATATGTTACTCAATGGCCAATCCTCCCTAACATCCGTATTAGCAGCAAGAAAAGCACGCAGGCGTAAATAATAACTTGACAGTATTGTGATGGAGGCTTATTGTTTGGTTTATCTTAAACTAAACAAGGGTAGGAAGATGATTAAGGCGTTAAATTTATATGCAGGACTTGGCGGCAACCGCAAGAAGTGGGAAAACTGTGAAGTTACAGCGGTTGAGTTAGACCCTAAAATAGCAGCGGTTTATAAGCGATTACACCCAGATGACACGGTGATTATTGGCGATGCTCATCAATATTTATTAGACCACCATGAAGAATTTGACTTGGTTTGGGGATCTCCGCCATGTCCAACACACTCAAGAATGGCTCTGGCAACTAGGCATAAATTAAATCGTTATCCTGACATGGCGCTTTACCAGGAGATAATATTCCTAAAATATTTCTTTAAGGGTAAGTATATAATCGAGAACGTTAAACCGTTTTACACTCCATTAATTGAGCCAACAAAGAAAATAGGTAGGCATGTTTTCTGGTCTAACTTTGAATTTGAAGCAGATGAAATTAAGCAGCCTAAAAACTTTATTAATCAAGCAACAGTTAGCGGTAAAAAATTACTTCAAGATTGGCTTGGTATTCATTACGAAGAAAATATTTATTACGGCAAGAATCATTGCCCCGCTCAAATATTAAGAAACTGTGTACACCCTGATTTAGGGTTGCAGATATTTGAACAGGCATTTCCAGATATTTTCAAGGCCAAGTTGTAGCCCAAAATTTGCACTCAACCTACCTTATCGCTTATTATTAACTATCAATAACTAACGGTAAGGTTTACATGGAAGGAATTATTAATGACCTTATGAGATGGCTATCAACCAATAGTAGCCAGTTAATTTATATCAGTACGTTTATAGCCATCTCATTAAACTGGATACCTATCGCGTACAAATTAATTATAAGGCTTAGAAAAAATGGAAACTCAAACAGTTACAACGATTCAGCAGGTTGCGACAGGTGCCACATTGGGCGGAGGCGCCCCAGTGGTAATGACGTGGATGGGATGGGTTACGTTGAATGCAAGCGCACTGACTGCGTTAGCATTTTGCGCCACCGCTGTCGTGTCTATTGTACTAGGTGTTTGGAACGCATACAGCAAGAACAAGAATGATAAAGTGGTTAATCGGATGAATAAACGTACCATTGAGGGCGATATTGTCGATGAACTGCTTCAGTCCGGCAAGTCTAAAGAATATGTGGAGGACTTCCGTAAATCTTTGAAAATGTAACCAAGGAATGAAGCATGAATAAGCATCACGTTATTATCTTACTGATAATCTTAAGTATCTTTATGGCGTTAAAAGATGTAGCCAGAACAAGTTCAAGGCGCGCTCAACAGCAGCGCGTAAGAACGTTTAAACAGTCCACTACTAAAACGGTTAGGCGCTAGCATTTAACCAAACCGACAATTTAATATACAATGATCATATTATTCAAATAGGGTCACATCATGTCAAAAATAAGCAATATCAAAGCAAGGCTAGGCCGCAACTCATTCGACCGCACAGAGATAGGTCACTCAGGTGTTCGCACGCAGGGTGAACGCTATCGAGGCAGAACAGTTAAAGCCGATCATAAACGCAGTATTGCAGAGCAGGCCGGTTACCCCGATATCATTTCTCTGCGTCAACATTATGATATGGCATACCGCAACGGCTTAGGCAGCAATCTAGCCTTTGGTATTGTTAACGACACATGGCGAGTTGAGCCTGTTATATATGATGGTGAAGAAGACTCTAAGCGCCGCAAAGAAAACCCGACTGAATTCGAAAAAGCGGTTGATGAGTATTTCGAGAAGCTTGAAGTGTTTGAACGCCTAAAAGGATTAGACAAAGCTCAACGCCCTATGCGTTATGGTGCAATTATGTATGTAACCAGTGAGCAAGATAATGCAAGTGCAAGCGACAAGCTAACAACCCTGCCGACAATGGATTACCTGGTTAAATTAACCGTATTCCATGAGGCTCAATTGCGTGTTGAAACTGCCGTGCAAGATCCATCTAATATAAATTATGGCAACCCTATCATGTACAACATCTATACAAATGTTGCGGGATCTACCAATGAATGGGAAAGCTCAAGTTATCAAGTAAGTGCCAGCCGTGTGTTTCCGTTTGGTGAGGGTGCGCTTGATGGGTCAATGTATGGAGTACCATGTAATGAAGGTTGCTATGAACCATTAATGGATAGTGCAAAAGTTCGCATGAGTGGAGCGGAAGGTTATTACCAAAACGCCTCTAATAAATATGCAAACATATTACCTAAAGATGCAACCCTAGCCGATGCCGACGAAGTGCTTGAGTCGATGGAAGATTTCGACAATGAATTACAACGCAGCCTTGTAACTGTTGGTGATGTGAAGATGCTACAAACCACACTTAATGATCCCTCTCAAGCATGGACAATTGCCGTAAATGAATGCGCAGCACATCACAGTAAACCAATGAGTATTATCATTGGGCAAATGACCGGCGTGTTAGCCAGTGAAGAAAACATTAAATCGTGGAACCGCGAGATAATGGATAGACAGCCAGCAGTAGCAGATAAAATGATTAAAGGATTGCTTAAAGATTGGATGGAAAAGTTCAACTTTCCTAAGCCTATCAATAAAATTAACATCGTGTGGCGCGACCTGAATGAATCAACAGCAGAGCAGCAAGCTACATTAGCCAAGACTAAAGCAGAAACAAACAAACTGTGTGTTGATGCTAGAATGATGCCTGTTTACGCGACTGAGAGCATTCAAACCGATGCAGGTGAAGAAGTTAAAGATGTGATTATTCTTGATGCTGGTGGTGAGGATGATTTGCCGCCTAATGATAAGGGATTTAAATGAATCCCCTAAAGCCCGGTAGCAATAAAACACCCACAGGCCAGCTCTTAAATGTTAGCCTAGCCTTTGCCGACAATAAAAACCGTTGGCAACGTGCGGCGTTTAGTATTAATAAAATCATTGAGCAAATTCCCCGCGTAAAATTGGACGTACCCAAGGAAGATGCGCCCAAGGTTACTAAGAAGGAAAAGCGCACTGCTACGCTTGCCAAGAATAAACGGATTGCTGCTTATCTTTTGGCTAACAGTGAATTTAATATTCCCCGAACATTGGCCAGTGAAATAACCATAATGGTCAATGCTGCACGTTATGAATACACTCTTGATTCTTCGATGATGGATGCAACAATGGCAGCTATTCACCGCATATTAGTGGGTGATATCCTTAGCGGGTCGGAGTTTTGGACCACTCGTTTCTTTCTTAATCCAAACTTAAACGAAGCCAGTAGAGATGGTTTAACTGATAGCTTTGAGTCAGCATTGCGCATAACAGAGGGAACAAGCGCAGAGGCATCGATAGCAGTCATTAGCGCAGAGCAACAACTACAACAACCGGCATACTTAGACCGATTGAGGTTAGTTCATGGCCGCACGTTTGAAAGTATGAAGGGCTTAACCGATGAAATGACCGCACAGTTACGAGTTACATTAACTGAGGGCATGGCGCGCGGTGTTGGTATTCGAGACCTTAAAGGAATGATTAATAATCGCCTTGGCATCGGCATGGGTCGAGCTGAAAGGATTGCTAGAACTGAGATTAATAACGCTTATCGTGGCGCATATCTACAAGAAGCCAAAAACCTAAATGAAGATGCGCTAAAAGATGATGAATGGGAAATACTTCAGGTTCATCGCTCAGCCTTATCCATGACCACACGCTTTGACCATGGCAAACGTCACGCCTTAATGTTCACCATTAGACAGCAAACGGATTGGTGGGCTACTGGCTCAAACTCCATAAATTGTTTATGCAGCACGCTTGATGTATTGGTTAATAAGAAAACGGGCGAAGTGTTGCAAAGTAAAATGATAGATACAATGACCATCCAAAAAGATGAATGGTTTCCGACTAAAAAATAGAGGTTTAAATGATAAACAAAGCAAATGAAAAATTTATTCTATTCGTGTTCGGTTTCGTGCTTGGCGTTATCGGTACCGTTTCTGGCTATTTGATAGCGGGGATCTTTCAATGATTCCAAATAAAATAATAATCCATTGTAGTGATACGCCATCGAGCATGGAAGTTACTACAGAAATGCTGCATCAATGGCATGTAATAGAAAATAAATGGTCGGCTATCGGTTATGCCTATCTTATTGATCGTAAAGGTGATATTCATAAATGCCGTGATTTAGATGGTGATGGAGATGTTGAGGATGAAATCGGAGCACATACTAGAGGGTTTAACCGCAACAGTGTTGGCATTTGCATTGCAGGACGTGGTGAGTACAACAATGCTCAATTTGATAGCTTACGTTACCTAATTAACGATATTGTTTCACGCCATGGAATTAAGAAAGAGGATATACAGGGCCATAATTATTATGATAAACATAAGACGTGCCCCATGTTTGATGTGCAGGAAAAATTAAAGGAGTGGATGTGATGAGCTGGATAACTAGCCTATTTACTGGCGGCCTATTTAAATCTGTTGAAAATATAGCGTCTGAATGGATAGAGACTGATCTCGAATCAGCAGAAGCAAAGGTTTTAATGATTAAGACATTAGATCCGAATGGTAAAATGCGCAGAGATTTATCAAAAAGAGTTACCAATTTATATACCTTGTACATTGTAACGGCGCTTATTTTGCTTATATTTGAAAGCTTTGGTATCGGTGAAGCGGAAGCCATAGCGGTTGCAACAACAAAAGTTACAGAGTTATTTACACCAATCACCACCCTATTTGGGGTAATTGTCAGTGCAAGTTTTGGCGTTAATTACGCAAACACTAGAATAAAAACTTGACACTTTAAAGCGTTAGGAATATATTTGAATTCTACCGAGCAGGTAGAGTATCCGACAAGCGACACGCCAAGTCGTTAACATGGCACACTCTCTAAGTATATTTCGATAAGTATATTTAGAGAGTGCGATTTTCAGCAGGTGTGAACAGCTCTAATTGACAAGACCGCTCCCAAGCCAATGGGGTAATCATAAGGCTGACAAAGTGACCGCACTCGCGGTATTTTTTAAGTGTATTTATTGTGATGTATATGGTTAAACTTCATTAAAAAGCATTGAGCAGATCACTCTCTGAATTATATTGATTAGTAAGCCTATTGGAAATGAATCGCAGGCATGTGATTAACAAGTGCATCACAACAAGTACATTTAAAAAGAAGCACTCACCACTTTTTAGGAAGTGACATAATATCTAGTAACTATTAGAGTGCTTCTACTAACAACAATCGATTAGCTCAATGGCAGAGCAGTCATAGCAAATATTATTTAATGTAAGTCTATGTGTGTAGCTGGTTCGATTCCAGTATCGGTTTCCAAACAAATACCGCAGCGTGTCTCACCACGTTAAGCGATTACAGATAGAAAATTAACAAGGGTTTTTGGTTTATCGGTCGAGCGATAAATACACGAACAAGGTGAAACAGATAGCCTCTCCTCTTTGTTATCGATGGATTTATAACCCATCCATTCTTACTGTATTTCGTATGCAAAGGCCTGAGTCCTGTTTCTGAATGTTTATACAGGGTAGCTCTCATAATTAGTAGTGATGCTAATGGCGAAAGAATCACGCAGATAGACCACACTAGCACGCGCTTTTGTGGTTTTTTTGTGCCTGCAATATAATAGGTGTAAATCTATTAATAAGGAACAACCATGGCAGACTACGACAATCCCCGCCCGTCATCACAACCAATCGGCTCAACAGATCAAGCGGTGGCAAAAGATAACCTGATCTCACTTGATATTATGGCTTTATCCGAAGAGGACGATTTTACCAACCGCAAAGGTGAGCTACGAAAAACAACTAAAGGCCTTGAAAACTTAACGCTTGGAATTATTGACGATTTCAATGAGGAGGCTGCAATTGCTATTGCGGCGGCTGGATATGATGTTTTAGGTGACTTTGCAGATTCAATAGTTGCAATCGATAACCCTAATGAAGTATTAACATCAAAATCTGTGGTAGGTTTTGAGGGATATGTATGGAAAACTAATCAACCGTTACCATATACGCGCGTAGGGTCTGATCCAACAATTCCGCCAGAGTTGGGTAAATGGCTAGCTGTTGCAATCGGTGAATTACAAACAATCGCTAGAAGTTTAAATATTAGCGATAACGATATAATTTATAGTACCGATACAGTAACACCTATTACCGCCTATATTTACTCATCGTCACAACAGAAGACGTATAGAGCGCCATCCCAAGCGGTTGGCGAAACAATAACAAGCCTAACAGTTGCTACCTTAATTTGTAGCGCGGGAACGTTTGAGTTGTCCGAAATAAACCCATACCTTGGATCAATCGTCTATGTTAACGCAGTTGGTGAAGGCGGTATTATTGATGATACAGGCGCAATACAAGACGCAATCGATAAGGCCAGTTCTCTACAATACGTTAAGCGTGGCGTTAAGATTGTACTACGCGCACCTAAAAACTATTACCAAGTATCAGCACCGTTAAACTTTGATGAACTTTGGAACGTCCACCTTGAATGCGAAACTAAAAACGGGTGGAATCGCAGTGAGTTTGCAACGGCTGAAACTAGAGGGGGTAATGTTCACTGGATAGGCAATAGCACTGATTCACTATTTGATTTTGGCACTTTCTGCTTTGGGGTTAACTTCAAAAATATTATTGTTAATGGTCGAGAAACTTGTAAATTAGCATTTGATTTAACCGCTCCACCGCCTGCCGTATTGCGTGATTATTACTTTGATAATTGTGGTGCAATATTGTGTGACTTCGGCACAGTTAACGGTGATATTGTCGGCACCGATTTAGCTCCTGTTACTTGGATTAACCCTATATTTACGCAGAACACCTCAGCGGCGATAATTAACAATTCTGGTAATGCCACCATGACAGTTATAGGCGGGTTCATCACTGGCAACGGTTTCGCCCCTACCATTGGAAACAGCTTTATACCTGACAGTGATAATGATGGTTATCAAATATTAAATAGAGCAGGCCACTTATCAACTTTAAATATTACGTTGGATGGTAGCCCTGGCAATTTAGCAGCTAGTGGAGAAAACATCCTAATAGCAGGCGGTAGCGCAACACTTGACGGATGGGATGATACACCAGAAGTGGTAAGCGTTAACTGTGGCGGTAATACTGAAAATATAGTATTCGGTAAATGGCGTCATTTTGACGGGTCAATGACCAAAGGCAATACGCCAACATCAATAATTCACTCAGCACCTTGTGTTATGAACACGCATGGAGGCATGTTTGTATTTGGTGACATAGAGATTAATGCAGGTAATCAAGCTGGCTTAGTTGATAGCGGCGTTAGATTTGAAGATCCATTATCAGGCTTTACTGGTACAGTTTCAACATCGGGTGGTCTATCTAGAAACACTAGAAACGGATTCGGTCAGGTAGCAGCAACATTTGGTGGTGACTTTATACCTATTGGAACAGATGTTGTTCCTGCATTCCAATCGATATACAACAGAACAAACAGACCAGCAACAGCAAACCGCTCGCTAGATGTTAACAGTTTTATAGTAACTGAAACATTTAAAGCCAATGGTGATTATGAGAGACTGACAAATACATGGTTTGATACTGGCGCAGGGCAATATAAATCAATTGTTGCAGGCGGTTGTATAAGAAAATTAATTACAACAACCCAACTTGAGCAACTTGCAGTATATACTGCAGTTGCAGCAAATGAGGTTGTGACATTTTCAGCGGTATTCGGGGCCAGAAAAGGCGTAGGCAGTAACGGAGCGCACCAGCTAGAACTAAGCGGAAACAAGTTCAGCTTCGACAAGCCAAATTCGGGGCTAGTAGCAAGAGGCGACACTTTCATGAGCGCGTCAGCAACACCCGGCGGCAAAGCAGGCGAGATAGTAACAACAACTGGAACAGTCGGCAGCACAGCAGTATTAAAACCATTCGGCGTAATTGACGCATAAGAGGAAATATCATGGCAGTATTAGCAATAGTAACAACAAAACACGGTGAAGATAGAGAGCTTTACGTTCGCGTTAATAACATTGAAGTAAGCAATCACGGCGTAAAGGCTACAGCATTGCTACGCGGTTTTTTAAGTAAAGAGGCTTTTGATAATGGCTCTCACTACATGCACGAACTAACAATAGAATTTGACTGTGATGTAACTGGTAATATTTGGGAGCAAGCTTATAAAGAGGCTGAATCCCAAGGGCTAATCGGTGTAATGGTTTAACTAAATAAGCCACTCTAAACAGGGTGGCTTTTGCAATTAATCACAGTCGCAGTACAATAACCATATTTGCACAAGGTATTTTTTATGCACATTAAAATTCACACGAACATACAGAAAAGCCAGTTTCGAGATCTAGGTGATGGCACTCTACAAATATTAGGCATTCCGATCACGGTTGACGATGCGGTTATGAATGGCATTTATTACGGCGCTGATGATAATGCAAAGGGCTTGGTTAGTTATCGAGATCAACCAATCACCTTGCGCCATCCTGAAGACGAAAACGGTAACGGTGTAAGTGCTTTGTCTGGTGTTGGCTTAATGAATCATTGGGCTGGTGGCATTGTAATTAACACTTACAACGCAGACGGCATTAACTATGCTGATGCTGAGTTTAAAGAGAAAATAATGCTTGCTCATAAAGACGGCGAATATTATGTGAATCGTATTAAAGAAGGTTTACCGATTGGCATTAGTACAGGACTGTTTTTTGATGGTAATAATGAATCAGGTGTTAGCGGTTGCGGTAAAGAATATCATGCTGTTGCTCGTAACCAGCAAGGCGATCATGTTGCAATGCTGCCTGATGAAGAAGCACCGGCGGGCGGAGCTGCTACATTTATTAGGTTCAATGGTAAGAATGACGACCAAGAAATAACCATTAATATTGATGAGATGATTCTGGCGATCAACAGCGAAGCGGTAGAGTTAATTGATAGTGTTGCATCAAATGACGATGAAAAGAGCTTACTAGCCCGTTTCTTTTCGCTGTGTAAACAGAAATTTGCAAGTAATAAAGCACCTTGCGATAATGACGATGAAATTACAACTAACGAAGAGGGTGACGCAATGCGCGAAACTGTTGAAAATCAATTAAAAGCCAAAGGTATTGCGTTTAATGCAACTGATACCGATGATCAATTGCTAGCCTTGTTAAGCAAGCCGGCAGAAGTGAAGGATCAAACCAAAACTATTAACACTGCAATTGCAGCCGCACTTAAATTAGGGCTTGCGCCACTCGCTGAAACAGTTAAAAAACTACAAGATGATTTACAGTTTAATACTGATAAAGAGCTTGATGTATTAGCTAAAAAAGCTGCTCCATTTATGGGCCTTGAAGCTGATGATGCTCGTCAACTTGGCGCTAACGCATTGCATAAAGTATTAGCTAAAAACGGTGTAACAATCGGCGTTGATAGCGGCACTAATCATAAATCACCAGAAGGTAACAAAGACACTTCAGGTATTACAATGGAACCTTGGAACGAGGGGGCTAAATAATGGCTAATAAAGTACACGCGGGACCCGTTGAGCTCCCAAACCCGCTAATTGTCGAAGGGCTTGCAGGCGGAACATATCTACCCGGTAACATTGTCGAAAAGTCTGGCGATGATTTAGATCTAGCTGATGCTTCAACTGTTGGTCAATTGCTTATTGCAAAAGAAAACGGTCCTGGTGTTGGTGGTCATATTGATGACGCTTTTGTGGTAGGTGCAAATATTGATTCTTACCTTGCGCGACAAGGTTTATATTTTCGTGCCCGCGTGACAACTGGTCAAGCACTTGTTAAAAATGAAACTCTTTTAGAGCGTGGCCCATTAGGTCAATTTGTTGTTTTATCAACTGGCGATCCTATTGCAGTATCTAAAGTTACGGTGACAACTACCGGCGCAAATGAATTAGTTTTAGTGGAGGTTCTATAATATGTTATATCTAAATCGTAACGAAGCAAAAAAATGGAATCGCGCTCAAAAAGGTCAGTACAAAGTAAATGCTGAACTTCAACAGGCTTCCGCTCAAGACTTATCTAAGCTACTGAAAAACTCAGGTATTTCACCTGATGAAGCTTACCGTGAAATGGACGAGCGCACGCAGATCATCATGAACCCTGCAGGCGAATTTGCAACACTGCAACGTGTTGAAGTTCAATCTAAATCGGTTAACCTTGGTAAACTTGATTACACATATCGCCAAGCAAGCTCGCAAACTGGCGGCACTGTTTCGCTATCTGGTCAAACAGGTATCATTACTGATGCAGTTGAATACAAAAATGCTGGTACGGTAATCCCAATTATTGATCACGGTGTTAAACGTGATTGGCGCGAATATTTAACATTCGGTGCTGATGGCTTTGATACAATGGTTGATGACAATCGCGAGGCAACACTTACTGTTTTACGTACATGTAATAAATACATGTGGGCGGGTGACGCAACAATCAAATCACCAGATGGCCGTGTTTGGTTAGGTATTAAATCTGATACATCACTGGTACAAGCAACAACTTCTGTTGATATGGCAAACATCGCCACAACTGCAAAAGAGATTGTTGACGAAATTGTGCGCTTACGTGATTTATTACGCATCACTAACAACTGTTCGCAACTTATCGAGTTAGCAATTTCTCGTGAGATGATGAGCTACTGGGAAAGCACGCCTTACTCAGTTAATGAAGTTGGTTTTGGTACTGTTCTTTCATATGTTCGTGGCCTAAACGGTATCGCGTCTGTATATGAAGATCCAGAGTTAAGTGGCGGCCAAGAATTACTTATGGCTTACATTAGCTTAGATGGTTTACATACTGTTACTGGTCAAGCAATGTCTAGCTATATGGCTCAACGCTTCAACCATAACGACCCGTTTACCATGGTTAAATGGATGGCTAAAGGCTTTGTGTCCAAGAATGACTTCAAAGGTCAGAAATGTGCATTGTATTGCCAAGCTACATAGATTTTACTAAGCAAAAGTAAAAGAATAAAATAGTCACTTAGGTGGCTATTTTTTTATCTAAATTTTAAGGGGTTATAATGGCTGATACAATAGGGAATATCGTAGTTCCTGCTAATACACCAGTGGATCTATATGATGCAACGGGTATTACAATTGGAACTCAAATAAGCGTTAAAATGATCGGTAATGGTAACGCTCGACTTTTCTCAGGCGTTTTATTATCGGGGCAGCCTGACAATACAACAGGTTACACGCCAATGCGTGAAGATGAAGAGTTAGCCAATGATGATGCTTCAACAGGGGCATGGATTTGGTCAAATATCGGATGCACAGTAAATGTGGGAGAGTTTACAGGAAGTGTTATTGCTGGAGGCTTCTAATGTGGCATTACGGGCTTAAAGGATCTGGCGGGGCTGCTTCATTTGAGCGGCAATGGACCATCGGCAACATGGGCGATGATTACGGACGCCATAAAGTTAATGGCTATGGTGATTTAGTAGAAGATACATGGTTCAACTTTATCGATACAGCCGATATATTGATCGTTGATGATTCCGCAACTGCGGCAATACTGCAATCAAATGTTGACGGCATGTGGGGCGTAGCTGTAAATGTAACGCTTAACGTTGAAGGTTTTGGTGAAGTAATACTCACTTGGAACGGTGCAACGGCTTATGTAAATGTAGGCGATACTGCTTTTGTTGATTATGTAATATCACAGCTAGGCAATACCATTGGCGTTGATATTTTACCCAAAAATGGTGCAAGCCCAACTAGCAACAAGATCATATCAACAGAACTTGACTTTATAGTGTCAACTCAGGGCGATAACTTAATACACACAGGATGATAAATCATGGCAGACAAAAGAGCAGACCAGTTTGATCCCGCAACGTCACAAGATTTATTTGTTTCAGGGACAGATAAAGAAGACTTAACTGATGGGCCAGAAGGTAGCACACGGCGCTTTAATCTATCGGGGCTAAGCCATGCATCAACAGGCGTGTTTACTGGCGGAGTGTTAACATTCGCAACAGTATCAACAATTGACGTAGCAACGGTTGCAGGCGTTGTTAATGATCTAACCGATACATTCCCGAATCAATCACATCCTATCAAATTAGATGCGTTTACCTATAATGCTAACGTTGCTGTTGATGGAACATTTTTATTGTTAATTGATAAGCTTGGCGCTACATCTCAGCAGTTATTAGATGCATCTGACCCAGTTGTAAGGCGCAGAGATTTCTTATTTCTTGGTGCGTTCACGGTGTCAGGTGGTGCAATTGTTAGTGTGGTTAATGCAAAACTATCACCACTTGAACCCGCTCAACAACTGTTTGATTTACTTGCTGGGCTTGGAACAATTCGATTCAGTGGTTTAGCTTTCTCAATCATTGCGGGAGGCACTTATTCAGTTACTAGCGGAATATTAGCAAGTATCGGCGCGGGTGCATCGGGTGCAGGACGAGCGCAGAATCAAATTGATATCCCAGCAGAAGTACCACAAAGTTTTATTTATGTATTAGGTAAAACTGGAACATTTCTACCGGGCACTGAGACGCAATTGCAATCTGATATATTCGATGATGGCAATGTAACGGCTGATACTATTGGTGGTGGTGGCAATCAAGCGACAATACAATATATCTTCAAGCTACCATCTGATGACAGCGTTAACTATATCGTGTTAGGTCAAGAAGTTTATGCAACGATGGACGATGCAGAAGCAGCCGCATCTAGTGACCAAGCAAACTTGATTGTGCCTGATTTACTTGCTAAAAATGCGCTATTAGTTGATCGGATTGTAATGCAAAAAACCATTAGTGACTGGGAGGACATGGCCGAATTCACCACGCTAGGCGGTTCAATATTCGGCTCAACTGTATTAGGTGGCTCAGCTATCGGAGGTGGTGGTGGTGACTTCTTTGGCCCTGCATCAAGCCAAGTAAACGAGCTGTTAACCTTTGCAAGTGGCACAGGTAAAACAGGCTTAGCGGCTTCTGATATCTCTGTGATTGCTGGTGTTATTGAACGCATAACCAATGGCGAGGATTTATGGTTAAAAGTAGATGCATCTAATGAGAATGTGTTTATAGGTCGGCATGTTGATGGTACTGGCGTTCCAAGCTTAACAAATACAACATTGCTTGTTACTGCAAATGCAACTAACAATATCGCACTCGTAACGCTTGGTAACAACTCGCAATCGATTGACTTTGTAAAATCAGGTGTGTTTAGAGGGAAGATTTCTAATAATAGAGATAGAAATTCAATTGCATTGGAAAACGCAACAGGAAAGCGATTGGAGATATTGCCGAATGACACAGCAACATTCTTGGTCGATAAAATTGGTATTGGTAAAGCAGCATCGCCTGATGATATGATCGTAAGTTACCCAGCTAACTCTGGTGGTGTTGGTCTATCAAGCTTTACCACTGTTCAACGTGACGCAAAGACATTTGAAGCTGGCGCGGAAATTTGGAACATTGACACGACTATATCAGAACGTTATGACGGAGCTGTTTGGAGTCAATCAGGTGGTAAAAGAGAGAGCTGTATTGTATCGGCATTCCAGAATACACAGCCAACATTAATCATTGCGTTAGATAGTTACGTAAGGGCTAGACTTGGTGGTGGTCAGACTATCTCTAATCAGAAAAACTTCACACTTGGCACTGATGGTGCTGTTTATTCTGGTAATGGATACAGAGGTGTTGTGACAATTACATTTGACTATCACATCCCGCCTTCCCTACTTGATACTAAAGGTTATGCTTTTGCGATAGGTCGAGATGGAACGCCATTGACCAACTCATTACATGAAAATAATGATGTGCACAATAGCAGTGAATACATACAAGGCGCTTGCACAACGCTAGTTGAATTAGCTAACGGAGCCGAGATTACATTGCGAGTCAAACAGATTGTAGGAACGCTTGAGGATGATATTACATTCCGTAATGTCTCAATTACATTCAGCTAAGGATAAATCATGATAGTAAAACGCAGTGATGGTTACCACGTAATCAGTGAAAAGAAAGACAAGGAAGGCAAGCATAAAAATCTAGGTGGGCCATATCAAACTAAAGCGGGTGCGGAGAAGCGGCTCAAAGAGATCGAGTATTTCAAACACCAGAAGTAAATAATAAAAAGCCCCATTGGATCGGGGCTTTTGTTTATCTAAGGCTCCATCGATGCACGAACAAGGCAATCTTTAGCCTCAAGAAGCTTGCGTAAACCTGCTTGCTTTTCGCCACTTTCCACATAAGTTTCATGCACATGGTGAGCAAGTTCACAAATAGGTTTTGATACTTCCTGAAGGTGCTCAGGTAAATGTTTGTAACTAAAGTTATTCATGTTCATCATTATTCAAGCCCCCACACTTTAATAATTTCATCAACTGCTTTTTCTGCATTCTGGGCATCGGTTTTAGCATAAGCCACGCGTACCTGTGGAAGCATAGCCATTAGCATTGTTGTGCGTAGTTTGCTGGCTGATTCAGTTCCACGACCATTAAGAATGCTTACTTCTTCTTTTAGCGCAGTGATTTCTTCATCAAGCAACTTCAAGTCAATCTCTTGCTGCTCAATAATCTTTAACGAATCTTTATCTTTACTGGTTAGGCGATCGATCTCGATCTGTAGCTGGTTACCTATATCAAGTTGCACTTCTGGTTTAGTTTCTGTCGGCGCTTTATTACTTGCTGTTTTTTTAGCTGTCATGTTGCTTTCCTTTTTACTATTAAATGTGATTAAAGTGTAAAGTAATTAGCTACCTTTGCAACCTCTTTTTACTTTACACAAATAAAATTTTACAATAGATGCATCATTTAAACCAAATTCAAATTAGGAATAATCATGGCTATACCGTTAACAGTTGAGGAAGTGCGCGCTGTAGTGCCAGAGTTAGCCGCAACCGATGTCGCAATACAATTGCATATCGATGTAATAAGTTGCAAGCTAGATGCGTGTTTAGAGGCTAATTATGTTGATTGTCCTGACCTAGCCAAAGCTATAAAAATTTATACTGTTGCTTATTTTGCTGATAAAGGTAATGACAATAAAGGCGCTATTACCAGCCAAAAATGGGCCGATGGTGATGCTCAACAATTCAGTGATAAAAATGCATCTTCCTCTAGTTACTGGGATACTGCAATTCAGCTTGATAACGCTAACTGCTTGCAAAATACCTTCCGCACCAAAAAAGTATTTGCTACTACTGGCAAAACATCACGATACTATAGGGACCCTCAATAATGGCTGTACCACGCTTTAATAAATGCACCATATGGAGCAAAGGCACAAAGGACCCATTTACAGGCTTAGAGACTGCAGGTGAAGCGCGGGTATATAAATGTGAAGTTAAGCGCGGAGGGTCAACCAAGTTTGTTGATCGCACTGGCTCAGAATTCTATCCTTCATCAACTTTTTGGGTTCGGCTTAGTGAATTAGTAACAGGCGAGCACATCGAGCCGAACGAAGGTGAAATGATTGCGCAAGGTGTTCACGATGGGATCACAGTACCTTCCGATGTTGGCGCTGAAATCATTAAAGGTGTTCTTGTGCACAACCATGTTAAATTCAATGAAACTGAATCATACACAATCGGAACTAAATCATAATGCCAGCCAAAAGTGGCAAGGGCGCTAAACAGCTTACACAAAAATACGCTGTGTTTGTTGGTGGTATGACGGGCCCAACTACTAAAGCGGTATTAGCTAAAGTTCTATCGGCAGGTATGACCAATGCAAAAGAGAATGCGCCCATGGAATATGGCACATTAATCAACTCAGCTTTTCGCCGAATTGAAGGTAGTCAAAAATTAGGCTGGCGTGGGATTGCTGGGTTTACAGCGTCTTATGCTTACTACTTGCATGGTGATCAAACATACACGCCATTGTGGAAACCCGTTGCACCTGAGAACAAAGAGGGCCCTGCCTGGAACCCGTTTGCCACACCACGATTTTTAGAGCTTGGCTTTATTGGTCCATTGGCTAAAGATGAAATACAAAGAATAATTGAACAAGGTTACAAAATATGAACATTACACCCATTCAAACATTACAACTATATCTTGAAGGTGAAGGGCTTTTTGGTGATTGGCAAGCCCCAGATGAGACAACGCAACCTGCGCCAGAACTGCAAACGCGGATACTTAAAGAGGCTGATATTGATAACAATAAGCGCATATTGCTTATAAAATCGATAAGTAATACCGGCACTCGCTATGTGTCAGAGCCCGTTTTTTTATTCTCCATTATGGGGAAAGTTGGAGAAAGCGAGATTTACGCAGAAACTTACGCCAACTTAATTTATGCAGCTTTGCTAGACTTTGACCATGCGGATTGTGTTATAAGCATCGACCCACTTAGCCCTGTAAACGGCGCGTACTTGATGGAAAGTGGCCGTCCAGTTTTCGATTGCGAATTTACAACTAAGGTTGACAGCGGGCATTTTGGAGCAGGCACAACCTAACTTTTTGCTATCTGCCAAAACTAGGTATAATAAGCAATGTTAATCAACTATTTTAAGAGGTAATATTTATGGGATGCAAAAACCCAAGACTTGTCGGACGCGACTCGACGCTGCAAACGGCCATCCAGTGCACCGATGAAGACCCTGCAACGTCTACACTAAAGCCTATTGGAGCGGTGACTACTAAATCATTCTCTATTGACGGGACAGTTATCGAGGCGAACGATTCATTCAGCTCATCGGGTTTTACGGAAAATCAACTGTCTACATCTAGCTTGTCGCTTAGTGTTTCAGGAAATTATGTTCGTGATCCAGAATCATTTCCAAATGCTACGTTTATTTCTGAATTGCTCATTTATCGATTTAACGCAGTGCACCAAGACTTAAGCGAAAGCCCTGTGATTTTGGTTAAATATGTTCGCCCTGATGTGACGTTAACGGCTTACATGATTATCAACTCAATCAATGTTGACGATCCCGATGCAGACTTAAGCACGTTTACGATGGAGCTATCAAACGCGACTAGCCCTACATACCCACCAACATTAACGCTGACTGCGTAAGGGGCACTACATGGCTGTAATTAATAAATACAAATTTTCAACCGAAGAAGTGATCACGCCTATTATTTTGGGCGCAAGTGATACGGTGCAAGTGACCTTAACGTCTAGCTCATCGTTATTCGTGCAAAACGATACTGGTGGCCCATTAACGGTTAATGTTCTTGGTGATACTGCTACAGAGTTTAACTGTCCTGGTGTTGGGTTTATCGATTTAACAGGCGGTAAAGACTTCACTGTTGCTGATGGTGAATTGTATAAATTCCCATTAAACACCACTTATAAAGAATGGTTGGGAGATGGCAACTTAACTATTACTGGCGGTGATTTAGCAACGGCTTATGTTCTAGAGGTTTAGTTTTTACTGGACTGATAGAATGGAAAAGCCCACTTGATTGTGGGCTTTTTTTATAGTGAAATTATTTCCCGGCTACAGGTGTAACAATAAGCATCACCCAATTCTGATTCGTCAAACCACATTAACCACCACACTCCTTTGTTATCTATCGACTTCCACATTTTACCTATATAAACACCACTCGGTCGGGATGATGAATAATCAGCTAATTTATCAAAATCTAACTTGCTCATTAACGCATGTGTTTCATCAATTTCAATATTATCGGGGCAAGGTTGTTTCCAGTGCTTGCCAAGTGGGTTAGTCATTTCTGGTAATTCTTCAAATTCCATTGTATTTCCTATTAATTAAAGTTCACTATGATGCTGTTTTACTTCCACAGGCTTATTGGTTGAATCATTAAGCCCTCTGTAATTCTCTTTAAACCCATCAACAGCCGATAACATTTCTTTTTGCTCTGGCTTATAGCTAAAGCGTTTTTGATATGTTAAATCGTTAACATCCGCAGTCACTAGGTAATGTGCTTTATGCTCACCTGCTTCTCTGTGAAACGATAGTTTAGGCTTTGATACTGTTTTTATTTTGCTCATGTTTTACCTTCTGATTCTAATATGCACTCAATAACTGCGCGCCCAAAAGCAATATAATCATCAAAGTCATCATACGTAACTGTCGCAATTGGTGGTTTATCAGTGTAATCGCTATCAATATAAACAAAACTTCCGTAAGTATTTACTCCTACGTTATATTTAAGCATTGCCTCTATGATTTCACGGCCGCAAGCAATAGGATTATATTCATAGTCATCACTTCCGTAAGGTGTACCACTTGACCATTCGCCTATATTGTTAGAGTAAGTTAGTGTTACACCTTCCAATTCAGCAAAGGCTTTGATTAAATCTAAATCATCCATTGTCTTTAACCTCACGCGCTTTATGATTATTTCGGATATTACGCGCAAAGAAACTGCCAACAGAATCGGAAATAATAAGGTCTCTGTAAGTTTCTTTTCTCACATCTTCATAAGAAAACGTTTTGCCGCCTTTGAATTGAACATATAAAGCGCCATCTTTATGGGCGACTGCTTTGATATTGCTTGATGTTACGGGGATCATTTTGATTTTACTCATCGTCTTGTTCCTCTTCTTTAATTTTATTACTAACACGGCGAAGGTAACCAGAACTGACAACCATCATTACCGATCCGCTATCGTTAAAGGCGAATACAATTCCGCTTCTAGCTGATACCGTGAAACAACCATAGCCATTGGATCTGGTGATAGTGTAATCAACTTTGTCACCGATGCTTATAGCGTTATTTCCAGTTACGGTGATTCTTTCTTTGTGCTGTTCACACCATTCAAGCCATTTTGCTTGGGTCTTTTTCATGCGCTGACCATTAGCTAATTCGAGTCTTAATTTATTTGCTGATTTCACTATATAGTTCCCATTTAGTTAAGTTAAAAACCAACAATAATACTAACAACTTAACATGTCAAGTTATTAACTAAGCAATCCCCAAGCAAGCCGCTTTTTCATTTACACTACTCAGCACGTATAATGAGCCATCCCCTTTTTTAACAATGGTGCATCATGCAACAAACAGCGATAGGACACTTCCAGCTAAACATACACGGCAATACATTTAACTTATTGCCAAGCTTACGCAATATGGCAAAGCTTGCGGATGCTAAGCGCATTTTAGTGATATATGATATGATTCATAGCCCAAAGGTGCCAGATTGGTTACGGCTCGATATAGCGCGCGATATATTGCTAGCTTGTTCTGATGATGAATCCATCGATAAGCACTTGATCAAGAGTAAAAAACAAAAGCCACATTTAAACCAACATAAGATATCTATTAACGATCAAGTGTTGGTTGCGGCTGCTTTAATGCGCCATGGTATAGCGGGCGTAAATAGGCCAGATTATGAGGGCAGTAAAAAAGGCAATAATAAACCCATGACAGAGTTTGATGTTAATAAGATTGTTGCAGATGCGATGATACATTTTAGCCTTAGCGAGTCGGATGCCTTGGATTTAACCATGAGCAAATTCAGTTACTTGCTAGCGTCAAAATTCCCCACTGAAGCATCAAAAGAAAACATACCTTCACTGGATGCGCACAAAGCCGCAATGAAGAAATTAATGGAGCAGAAATAGATGGCTAATACAAACATTGGAGGCATTAGCTGGGTAGTGGATGCAGATACATCGCCCGCAGTTGATTCTATATCAGACCTAAGCAAGCAGACTAAAATGGCTACAAAAAGCCTTGTAGGTTTAGACTCCAGCACCAAAAAGACAACTAAAAAGATTAGGGAGTTAGATGTAGCAACAATGGATTTTGTGGCATCTCTTAAGAAAAGCGGCAATACCATCACAAAAAACGGTGTGGTAATGGGGCGTTTTGGCACTGTAAACGCAAAGGCAACAGAGCAACTAAAGGCGCTTAATCGCGAACAAGAGAAAGCTGTGGCAACACAGAAGCGCTTAGCGTCATCATCTGGCATTTTATCAACCAGTATGAAAAAGACCTCTGAGGGCGTTAAAAAAGGCATGGCTGGAATGTCACGCGGAGCTGGTCAAGCCGGTATCCAAGTGCAACAATTTATCGGGCAAATTCAAGGCGGTCAGGCCGTCATGCTCGCATTCTCCCAACAAGCTGCCGATATTGGTATTGTACTTGGTGCGCCTATGGTGGGTGCAATCCTTGGTATTACTGCTTCATTAGTTGGCATGCTGATCCCATCATTGATGAATAGTAAAAAGGGAATGGAGCTACTAGAAAAAGCAACAATGAATGTGCAGGCTGCTTTAACTCTTGGATCAGATGGCATTATTAGTTATACCGATGATATGAAGAAACTAAAGTCAGTTTCTGAGTCGCTAGCAAAAATAAAAGTAGCCACGCTTATTGCTGAGCAAAATATGGCTATGGCTGAGTCTGGTAAAATGTTTAAAGCTGCGCTAAAAGATGCCACAAGTTGGTCTTCTGAAGTTGGCGCTGCAATGGATATCTTCGGCAAAAAAGGCGGTCCATCAATCGGAGCGGCTGAGCTTGATGCATTACAAAGAATGCAAAAAGCGGCTGATGAGTTCGATGTAACAAAACCCGCTGAGTCTGTAGCCCTAATGGAAAAGGCACTTAAAAACGCTACTGCTGCAGGGATTAACAATACAAAAATAGGTCAAGAGCTATCAACTCAAATGGTTGGTTTAATTGCTGGTTATAAAATCGGTGAGAAAACAGTAGCCGACCTTGATAAGCGCCTCAAGGATCTTAACTTCACTGAAGACGAATCAATAAAGAAAACCAAAGGTTATAAAGATGAAATTAATTCAATGGTTGATGCGTTGGTGGAACAAGCACAGCAACTAGGAGAAACAAACAGACAAACAGCAATTAGAGCTGCAACTATAAAAGGTGCAACTGAAGCACAAAAAGAAGCGATCAATACAGCCTTTGATGATATCGAAGCCAAAGAAGGGCAAATCGAAGCACAGAAAGAACTTGATCGCATCATGGAGCAATCCTTTAAGAACGATCTGAAACGTGCTAATCAAGATAAGTCAGATAAAAATAAAGCAATAGGCTTTGCTGAAGGTGTAACTGCTAGCGGATTATCACCCATTGAAAAGCTAGAAGAAGAAAACACGCAACTGCTAGCACTTAAAGCTAAATATGTTGATGACTCTGCAGTGTTCGATGAAGCATTAACAGCCAATGCCAAAAAACAAGATGACTTGAGATCGGCTTACAGTATCGCAAATGCAAATATGATACTTTCCGCCAGCTCTGATTTATTCGGCGGTTTAGCATCACTATTAAAATCAAGTGGCGATGATCAATCTAATGCATACAAAGCAATGTTTGCACTGTCACAAGGCTTTGCAGTTGCACAGGCGGCGCTTAACTTATCGTTAGCCATTTCTAACGCTTCAGCAATATCGCCGTGGTATGCAAGTTTACCCGCGGTTGCTAGTGTTGTTTCTGCCGGTGCTGGTTTAGCTTCATCAATAGCCGGTGCAAGTTATAGCGGCCGTGAGCATGGTGGATCGGTTGTTGGTGGCCAAACTTATGAAGTAGGTGAAAAAAATAAACCAGAAATGTTAATGATTCCTGGCAATGGTGGCAAAGTATTTTCTAATGCTGAAATGAAAAGCGCAATGGGTGGCGGCGGTGGTAATGGTGGCGGCGTAGAAGTGAACCTATTTGGCGCTCCCGCTGGCACTGAGGTACAATCAAGGGAAGACCCAATGACAAGTAAGCAAGTCATTGATATTGTTATCGGTCAGATGACAAATTCAAACAGCAAAGGCAGACGTGGAATGCAAAGTAATTCAAACGTGCGCGGCGTACTAAACGGCGGAAGGAGATCATAAAATGGCAGTCATTCAATGGCCAGATAAATTAAGAGGTCCGTTAGTTGCGGGCTTTAGTCGTGAGGAGGTTGTGGGCTTTCGTGAGAATGAATTAGCAAGTGGACCCGCTTTTATAGAGCCATTCAGCGAAGATACACCATCTTTTCATAATATTACTTATCTATTTAATAATGGTGATGCAAGACGTTTTCAGATATGGCTTAGAGAGCATAAGTTTAAATTTTTATCACCATTTTTTGATGGCCCATTGATCACTGAAGATGATAGCGTTGATACTCAAGAATGCAGATATACTGCAGATGGTTACCCACAATTCACCGGGAAAACTGTAGGCGGTTTATATTCGTACTCAGCAAGAGTATTAACACGCTCAATAGTTAACAATGATGATGCTTACGCCGAATCAGTTTCTACCTTGTGGTACGTTTTCTGTACCGATACAAACAATGGTGCAAGCCTTCTTGATCAAGGGATGAATGGGTAATGCCAATTACAGCAAGAAACTTCTTCAATACGAAACCAGTTATCATTGAATATACCACGCTCGAAATTTTTCACCCTGCGTTTGGAACGTTGAGATTTGTTAAGAATCAGTATTTTGAGAAGGCAATAGGCGGTGAAATTTATCAGCCTGCGCAAATGGAAATAAAAGAAACGCTGCAGGATGAGCGGAACACTGTTAGTTATGAAATCCAACTTGGCAGAATCGGCACTCAAGCAAAAGCCTTTGTGAAAGCCATTGATAAATTTCCTTTAGGTTGGATGATACCTATCACATCAACCGTTAAATTTTGGCTATCGGATGACCTAACCACACCTTATAGGCCGCCTGTTGTATTGTCGGTGGGTAACTTTGCCATTGATGGTCAAAACGTGGCGTTGACCTTAGATACTGCGAACCCGCGAGGAACTTCAGTGGCCCGTAGATATAACGGGGAAGAATTTCCCGGGACCAACGCAAAGATCTGATGAGGCATACATGAAAAAATTAATAACCGATGCAGAATTTTGTGAAAAGTTTATAGGGGTTGAATGGGTAAACCGTGGCGAATCATCCAAAGGTATCGATTGCTGGGGATTATGCATGGCTTCCTTCCGTGAGATTGAAGGGGTTGAGCTGCCACAAGTTGCTGGATATGCTAACAAAGAATGTTCAACAGGTGACGCATTAACCAAAGAATACATGAGCATGTTCACACCTTGCCAGCCTATGAACGGCGCTATCATGGCCATATTCGATAACAAAGCAAACCTAGTTCATGTGGGGCGCGTTTTGTGTGGTAGAGTTCTACATGCAACCAAAGGGCTTGGCGTTCGCTGGGACACTTATCAGGCAATCAATAGCAGAAACAATAACGTGAGATATTTTAAATTCGAAGGGCAGCAATAAAATATGATTAAGATTATACACAGACGAGATCCCGCAGGTATTTCACAACCAATAATTTACGAAGTAGATATAAATACTAATGTATTAGATTGGTTAGGCAATACGTTTAAATCTCAAAATGAATTGTGTGGTGACCTCGCGTGTTCATTCTTTCTTAATGAAAAAGAAATATTTAGAAATGACCATGAAGAAGTAAATAATGCACTGCTTGATTTTACGCTTGGTGAAAATGACCAGCTAGTGATCATCAATAGACCCGCAGGAATATCAACAATATTTTTAATAATTAGTGTTGTGCTTTCTGTAGCAACTGCAGCTTACTCATATTTCAATCAGCCAAAATTACCCGGTGAAGAAGAAGCACGAAACGAATCACCTAATAACCGATTAAATGCTGCATCAAATGAGTTTAGACCGGGCCTTGGTATTCCTGAATGTTTCGGTAGTGGTGTTTCATATTCTGACTTCATTCAATTATCTTATTATTTTTATGAGAATAATATTAAAAAAGTTGTCGGTGTTCATTGCCTAAGTGCAGGTAACGTTATTGTCGATGAAACGCGCGTTGGTGATACTGATATAAACGACATCCCTGAAAGCTCGGCTCAAATATTCCCGCCCGGAACAAAGCCACCAAATGAATTTTTAACTACACATGAGTTAGCAACCAATGTTGATGGTCAAGTTTTAGTGGCTGAAAATGATGAGAGTGTAGTTCAACCTAATACGGCGGGCTTTGGAATAGGGGAAGTTGCGGGAACGATAACAATGATTGTTGACGCAATAGTAATACAAGATTTAACGCTTGAAGTAGGTTCATATATTTATTTAAGAACTAACGATATAGATGGCGTTTTTGAAATATTAACAAGCATTCCATCTGCATCATCAACAATCACAATCACTTTCTTGGGTACTTATGCTGGACCGATAGAAGTTACCACTGGATTTATAGGGCGCGGATATAGTCAGGGCGTTATTGGTCCTGGTGTGAATGGTGAGTTAGATACTTGGATCGGTTGGTTCGATACTCCAGGAGAACAAGCTGAAGAGGTTTATGTTCATTGGCAAGCGCCAGTAGGTGTTAGAGCGGCAGACGGTGGTGCAATAACATTAACAGTAAGGATTGAGGTTGAGAATGTAAACACAGCGGCGCGATTCGTTAAGGATTCGCCAATAACTAAGAATACATTTGATCCGCAATTCATAACAACAATATTTGCTAAGTCTGAATTTCCCGGCATGGAAGTTGGACAGTACAAAGTGAGAGCAAGACGTTTAACTGGTGTAATTGACACAGGCGGAGCAGCAAGTGAGCAATTGAAAGTAGAGGCTTATGTTTCGGTAACACCTTACAGTGTCGTTGATTTTGGCGATGTTACAACCATGCTTGTGCAACGTAGAGCGACACTTTTTAGCCCTGATCAATCTGGCCAGAAAATAAACTCTGATTACCGAAGAAGACTACCTTTTTACAATCGCATTACCGATACCTATGAAACAGGTAATTTACAGCCTACCACCGCCTTTGCGGATGCAGTGGCTTACACATTGATCATTAAAGGTAATGAAACAGAGGAAACCGTTAATCTAGCAGAGCTTTATGCCATTCAAGATAGCTTAACCGATCAACAGCTAGGAAGCTTTACATTCACCTTTGATGATGCTGATTTATCCAAGGGCGAGCGTATAGAGTCAATTTGCAATGTTGCGCGTGTAACTTCTTTCCATGATGGCCGTCAATGGCGTTTTTCTAGAGAAGAAGAAAAGCAGATTAGATCAGCCATGTTCAATCGTAGATCTGTTACTGGTAACAATGCTAAGCAAGCGTGGCAACCTCAACGCGCGGATGATGCAGATAGTGTAAGAATTATTTATGTTGACCCTGATAACAACACAGAAGTTTATATTGATAGAAAATTCGATACTAATACAGGGACGATCATCGAGGGGGAAATTGGTGTGGTTCCTATTGAGATCAAGTTAGCCGGTTGTCGTAATTCATTTCAAGCATCGAACCGCGCAGACTTAGAGATCAGGCGCATAGCTTATCAGCGCCGATCAGTTAATGAAGTTACCTATCGTGATGCTTTAGAGCTGGAACTATTGGATCGTGTTGGATGGGTTGATATTAATGATTTAGATACCTTTGACGGTGAAGTAATGGGTATTAGTGGTGATAACTATGATACTACCGAACGCTTTATACCTGAGATCGGTCGGTCTTATGTTGTATTTTTAACGGATGATGAAGGTTTTCCCACTAATACAGTGCCATGTGATCCGCGTCTAGATACTGAATTCGGCTTTATTGCTGTTGGAATTTCTGGCGGATATGTGGCCAGTGGCAATCAACAAGTGGGATCGCGTTATTTTATAGCGGATGCTGATGATCTTGCATCGTCAAACTTTACGCTTAAATCACGCACACCAAATTCAGATGGTACCGTTGATATTGAACTGGTGGAATATAACCCTTTAATGTTTGAAAAAGATGATGCGTTAGCACCACAAGCAGCACCAATATTAAACAATGGATTAGTGGCATTGGATGTCGTGCAATCAACCTTTGATTCAACGTGTGAATTTACGCTTGAGAATGACGGCACAATAGACTTAAACGGTAATGCGGCCATTTGGTATAGTGCAGGCGTTACTATTGGCATAGGTTCATCGTTTGAGGTAATGGCCACACTTGTTAGCGGTTCAATTGCTAGTGGTGCGCTTAATGTATGGTTACCATTAACAAGTGGCGTTACATGGACCACATTTAGAACTGGCTCGGATGGTGTAACTGAAGCGGTGATAAACCTACAAATACGAGAAACGTTAAACGTTGGCAACAAAGCAACTAATGAAGTTGGTCTTCAATCGGTTATTGCTCAACCTGTCGCGTTACCTGCAACAATCGACATTAATGATCTCGCGCCGGTTAACCAAGGGCAAGCACGATTAGACTTTTTATCTAACGGTGAATTTCGTGGTAGTGATGGCGATTTAGGTGATTATACTACTGTTGTTAACTTGATAGGTGAATTCTACGAGCTGCGAGCAACTAACCTTGTTGGTGTGTTGGACTTAGGCGAGGTTGATGTGTGGCTTCCACTGGGCGGCTCTGGTGCAACTTATATATTAACCGCTAATGCAGATGAGGTTGTGACGTTTGATGTTGAGATACGAGAAATAGCAGATGTATTGAACACGTCATCCAGCGCAGTAACGTTAACAGTTGATTTTATTTAGTGATGGAAAACCCGCTGTGATGGCGGGTTAAACTAAAACTACTTGCGACCTCTTCTTAATCGCTTAGCTCTATTTTTCATTGTGCTATTGCATACGGGAGTTATTTTAAGCATTTCACGTTCTGGTTCATCATCAAGACAAAGCATCTGTTTTATTAGTGCAGTGTCTTCATCACCTCTCGACTTCATGCGCAAACTTTCACTTTCACCAACACATTTACCATTAGATATAAACCCGCCTGATATTGGATACATTGTCCCGAAAGATGATTTTTCTACATCTGCCGCCATAACTGAATGTTGAATCTTTTTAGGGAAAATTATTATTTGATCACCGTTGTAACCGCTAAAAACTACATATTTCATATTACCTCTATTATCAGTTAATTAATTAAACTTCTTCTGGTCGATCATTCCTAACCAATCGGGCATACTCCTCAGAGAAGCCCGCGATCCACGAATAAAACGCAGATGGTCTATTTTCTGAGTATGGGTTAACAGTCCAGCTTTTAATTCCGCAAGGCCAATCAGGATCGCACTCTTCGTTGTAATAATGATTAAGCGCGTGTTTTTTACCATCATTAAACGCTTTCTTTATTTTATGTTCTGGCGTTTCCCACATAGGGATTACAATCGATTTAGTATCAATGGCAAAGACTTTATCCACTGTTTTATGTTTCTTAGCTTTGCTCATAGTTGGCCCTGCAATACGTTAATTTGACATTGAGCACAGTATAAGATTAATATGTTTACATATCAACTAATAAATAAAGGATGTGCTGTGAGTTTTCTAGCAATATTGAAAAAGTGTGAAGGGAATGTGTCCCAGATAACCCGCGATGCTGGCGTGTCACGACAAGCCGTATACCTATGGAAAGATGGGTTGCCACGTCGAGGTGTGTTTAAACGGCTAGCAAAGATGGATAAATACAAAGAAGCATTAGATAAGGTTGATTATGAAGAATGGCGCAAAGATGCGCCGTTAGGTAGGCGTGTTGGTTAGCGGTTATTTGCCAACGCAAAGAGCTGACTTGCTGACTTTGGCTTTAGAGCTGTTCTTGCTTAGCCATAAGTTGCCTGCTTCTTTGCATTTTTCCATGCTAGAAAATCCATCTATATGGTGAACGGTTGATGAAACTCCGCCATCTGGCCACCCAGTATGTAGCATTATTGTTAATATCAATGTAATCATGTTTTACCTCATATCTATTTCAGCTTGCTTCATAACCCTTTGGAATTTATTACACTCAACTGTTAATTGGTGCCGTTTAAATTCTATGGCATAGACGCTATTAGGTGACACATTCCAGTGAAGTGTCACATTGTCATGAATGCTGAATGTTACCCCACACTCAACGCCCGGTTTGCATTTTCTCATTCTGTTTAATAATGATTGAACTGATAAAATATTAAAATTGCCCTGTTTCAATTAAGTAAATAACATAAAATAAAGCGAATATAATAGCACCACCGATTAACAATACTACTGCGCCAATGGCTGCTATTACTATTTCTTTTAATATTTTAAACATAACTTACCCCTTATTTATTTCAATTAGTTCATCAACACACATTGCACTTTCACTCCATCGATTACGGTGAACGTCCCAAAATTCTAAACCAGTGTTGAACGGGTCTAATTTTTGGAAGAATGATTGCTCAAAAACACGGTAAAAATACTTACCGCTTTTTGATGTGTGCGTTGCTTGTTTTTTGTAGTCTGGCATTATCCTAATTCCTTTTGGTTGATGTCGATTGAATCAGGCGCCTCATTTCCGAATAGATCCCAGCCGCTTACAGGACGTCTAGCGAACATTTCCAGCCTTGGCACGTCACCAGCCAACTCGACAAGCATGTCATGGACTAGAGCGGGCTTTTCTGAATGAGCTCGCACCTTTGCCTCAAATTGTATTTGTGATTCAGCATGAAACACTGCGCGCACTGAATGAGAGTCAGGCTTGAACTTGCCCTTAACAGCAAGGATTATTGACTCACTACCAGCTCTAGTATAAAAACCCATACCAAAATATGGCTTGCTATGCTGGGTGAGCTTATTCCACACAATGCCGTTCATGTTAACTATTCGAAAACCCCACGAATTAACAAGGTCGATTGCCTCTTGTGGCATGGCACCAACCCACCACATTGCCAGCAAACAATCATCATCTGCAATGGCATTAACATCAAGATTTTCAAGCGCCTTGATGCCTGTAGTAACATATTTTTGATTGGCTGCGGATCTCATTGACCCGCCCGTTTTTTTGTTGGTGAAGTCCCACGGAGGGTCCGCAAGAATTAGTTTATATTTTTTACTTGGCATTACTCGCCCCTGTTTTTTAGTTTGAAATAACGCGCTTTGCTGTTAATACTTAACCAATGATTAACGCCTTTTCCGCGTTTCTTTTTATGTGCCAAGTGTGGTTTTGATACCATTCCTTTGTTCATGCAGTAGCCTCCTTCTTAATTAATCTCGCACAATAAAAACACGTCACGTTATTTCCATCCGTGGTAACTAATTCCCTAACATAACCGCATTTGGTTTGATTAAGATAGACATCGATGCCAGCAGTTCCATTTTCAAATGCATCACTAGCTGACTGATTGAACTCCCACATGTGAACTTTTTTACTGCTCATTTCTTGCCCCTTCTAACCTGGCGATAATCATCACAATAACTAGAACCATCATCATTATATTTGAATTGAACAATATCAATTAATGGATAGCGCACCTTATGATTACAAGCACTATTGCGGGTCGGCTTGTTGGCTCTCTTGCAATACAGACAATTCTTTTTCATTTGCTTCATCCTTAAGAAATTGAGCGGTAACAACTAAGGTTTTGACGCTAACTTCTAAAGCGTTTGCAGCCTTAATGATGGTTTGCCATTTTGGATTACTACCAGGCTTTAACAGTTCGGTTAACTGAGAGGCATATTTGAAGCCTAATGATTTTTGCATGTCTTTATGCTTTAAGTTTTTCATTTCCATGTAAAACTTTATTGAGCTTCCGATCATGATGCTTCCTCAGTTAAATGATTAATTAAATATTTTGCGAATTCAGGATATTGCTCAGATTTGCGAATTATTTCTGAGTTTTTAGCTTTTATGTGCGCATTACCTGCTAGCTCTGGAGTTTCATATGAGCCGATATATATAGTCTTTCCATCAACACTTAAACTTGCTATGTAAGTTGAATTTTTACTGTTAAATGAAACACCTTTAGGAAATTCTCCTCTACTATCTTTTCGATCAGTTATTAAGTTGTTAATCGATTGAGGAACAAATAAACATGTTTCAGCGGAGTATGTTTTATTGCCTTTGAATTTTAAATCTTTATCCAGTGCGTACCCTTTTACATTATTATCGTCAAACCACTTGGCGAAATTAGAAAAGGTTAACCATTCATTCGACACTGAACACTTAATATAAGTTGGATATTTCCTTTGAAAGTCCTTTGAGTGGGACCTTGCAATAACACCAGACCATTTGCTATAAGCTGGGCAGGTAATAGTTTTGCCGTTAACTTTTTGCGTAAGCGTATACCAAGCATCATTTACCCCAACTCCATGAGACAGCTTTCTTTGTAACAATGATTTTCCAGTTGCTTTTACTTTGATAAAATCACTCATCGTTAATCGCCTTTTCTATTAGCTTTCTAACCGCTAAGTTAAAATTACCATCGTAGTGTTTATCTGCGTAATCTTGTATCGCCTTTTCTAGCGACTTAAAATCTATTAGTTTTCTCAATTTGGAATCCTTTGTTATTGTTGATATGGCGAGTATATCAACAATATATACAAAGTAAACAACTATCTATTAAAAACTGCAAACTTTTTGGCGATGTAGATTCGTAATCTGTTATTAGCCGCAAAGCGAGCCTTGCCAGTTTTGCGGTGGCTTAGTGGCTCATTTCTTGATGCAAGGTCAAGCGCCTTTGTATATGCGCTACATACCTTTAATCTTTCGTCTTGATCCAATGTTGATAACTTAGAGAATATCCACTGGCGATCATCACTATGGCAAGACTCAGGCATGAAGCCCGTTATTTTTGGTGGTTTATTGTATGCCATGCTCGCACCGCCTCAATTGCACCCATTGCGCCCAATGCCACGCAGGAAAATGATCCCATTGCCTCGCTATTAACTAAGTATTTAATTTGCTTGCCAGCTATGCTGCTTAGCGTGTGATCGCGGCGCTTAAGCTCGATCAAGATACTTGGAGTGCATGGAATTAGTAAATCACTAGCGCCAGTATTCATGCCCTCTTGCTTTTGATTTGCGCCTTGTCGCTTGGTGCGTTTACCTTCATTGCGAATGTGAACGGCAATTTCAGCCAGCTTTGGAAACTCAGCACGAAGCAAGCATAAAAAGCTAACTTGCTCAGCCACTTCTAAAGGGCATTTACCGCGCCATTCAGTGTCGCCATAAACGGTTATTTGTGGGGGGATTTTAGATAGGTTCATTTGCTTCTTCTTCCTTTTTAATGAAAATTACTTCACGAACTTCGAATTTAGCGTAACCATTCAAGCCCATCGATTTTTTAATTTTAATGTTATCAGGTGCCACACTCCAAAAATCGCACTGTGTATAATTGTTGTCGATCATATCTAAATCAGTTTCATTGGCCTTAGCTAGTCGATTAAATACCCAGTGTTGTTTCTTGGTGTGCCATGCGGTTATTGCGCCGATCTCAGTGCTATATGTAGCTTTAAGCGACATATTACCCGCCGCGCTTTTATATGCTTCAAATTTTGCACCAGCACAAGAAAGCACTTTAATTTCACCTGTTGCAATAATACCAGCTTGACCCGCTTTCTCTGTTAGCTTTTCATTTGGATCAACTAATCGCGCTTTACACTGTGAGCATTGACGCGCTGCAATATCGTTATCTGCAAGGCAATCAGGGCATGTTTTATAGCTGTATCGATGTTCGCATGCGATAGGCTTGCCGCTCATTATATACGCTTCAGGATTACTACAACGGCGCGAATAATGCGCGGGTACGGGGATTTCTTTGAAGCTACAATCACCGAAATCGTCTTTAGTGCTTGGATCTAATACCTGGGTGGTTAGTACAGTTCCTTCATATTCACCGCCGGCGGTTTCCTGTTCGGTACCAGCAACAAGGAAGTTACCAAATCGATCATGTTGTAGCCCGGAATACATTGGATCGTTGCGGCGCTTTTTATCCGACATAGCATTGCAGGCTGGACAAATAACCGTTATTTCCTCGCCCGCTTCACTTTTCTTTTTAGCCTTAATTTCTGGCGTAAAAATATCAGACTGTAATGAGTGGCGCTCAATATTTTCGGCGTAGTCGGAGATCAGGCAGTATTCTTTGTTATCGTGTAGGCGTAAACCACGGCCTATTATTTGCTGAAACAATGATGCTGATTCAGTGGCTCGTAACACAGCAACGTGATCAACGTGTGGAGCATCGAAGCCGGTTGTTAAAATATCGACATTTACAATATATTTAAATATCTGTGCTTTGAATGATTCGATTATATTAACGCGCTCTTTCTTTTTTAACTTGCCCGTTACTATTTGTGAATCATCAGGAAGATAACCAAGTATTTCTTCAGCATGGCTTATGGTAGATGCAAAAATCATTACGCCCATGCATTCACTCGATTTATCAATAATTCCTTGCACGATGCGCTCAGTTTTGGAGCTGCCAGTAAATACTTTTTCAACTGATTTAGCGTTAAATTTTCCCATATTATTAGTAACTAGTGAGCTTGTATCATAGTGATCTGAATTCTCACCAATAATGACTTGGCTTAAGTATCCATCACTAACCAATTCCCCAGCCGTAATTTTATATAATAATTTAGAGAAAAATGGTTCGATTGCTTTTGATTCGTCGTGATGTAATTCAGTTTCACCCGTTGCATCAATAGCGTAAATGTAACCCGTACCCATGCGGTAAGGTGTGGCAGTCATGCCGATGATGCGACACTTATCATTAACAACCTTTCCGTTAATCTCATAGGCTAACACCTCATCAATCAATCTTTTTAGTGTTGCTGTCATGCCATGTGCTTCATCTATTATGATCGCACTAACGCCCATGTGTGCAATTTTTTGAATTGTACCAAGTGCGCTTTGTGGGCTGGCGAATATAACCTGGGCGCGTAGGCATTTTTTACCTGCGCTGGCGCAGAAGATAGAAGCATGATTGCCTGTTAGCTCGTATTTTTCGGCGTTCTGTTCTACCAGCTCTTTTGATGGCGCAATACAAAGTACACGTTTATTAGGTGCTGCTTTAGCAAAGAACTTGGCTAAATCTGCAACTATTAATGATTTACCCGCCCCGGTAGCTAACTCCAGCAAGCTAGGTGATAGGCGTTTTTTTACGTGGGTAATAACGGCGTCTACTGCGTCTTGTTGGTAGGGTCTTAAAACAAATCCCATTTTGATCACCTGTTAGTTAATAAAAAGCCGCCATGATAGCGGCCGATATGGTTGTTTATTGGTTAATGCTAAAAATCGATGTCATCTTCAACTGTTTGCTTCGATGTTTGCTGTTCAACATAAGCGGGACCGTTTTGCTGCTGCTGTTCTACATTATTGGTTTGCTGTTGTTGTTCTTCCTGCTGGCCTGTTTGCTGTCCTGCTTGGCGCATTTTTGCGCGGTCATAAGCAAAGCCACGTACAAAGTTAATCTCTTTTGTAGTTTCGTTGCCATGTTCATCTAAATGTTTATTGCCTTGCATGTCTTCAGTTGAAATCATTAAGCCGAACTTAACACGCGCCTCAACACTGCCGACCCAGTAATCTTGAATGTTATCAGTAGTTAAATCTAACTCACCGTTAGTCATTGGGAAGCCTGCTTGTGCATCTAACACGCCAAGGTTTTTCATTGCTAGATCACGCTTGTTTGCGTCCATATCAAAGATTTTTGCATTGTAGCGATACTTCTGGCCGTAAAACTCACCCTTAGTAGTGATAACAATATTGATAACGCATACCTGTTGGCTTTTACCTTCTTCAATACCCACGAAACCATCAGTAACAGAAAATTCAAATTCGGAATTGTCAGCAACGGTTTTGTTTTGGCCGTCATAGAAACCTTCATAATCGATATCTTG